TCGACAGCGTCAACCGAGTCGTAGACCAGCGCAGACCCCTCCCCGCCGATCCAGTAACCGGTTACGGGGAGAGCGCTGAGATCGTCAGCCACGGTGCCTCCGATGCCATCCTTGACCATGTAAAACAGGTCGGTGGCAATGTCGTAGGCAGTCACGGTTTCCATAATGCCCTCCTGTAGCCATCATGCAAAGACGCTCAGATGAGCGTCCAGTGCCCTGCTAGGGACTCGCACCCTAGTGTCTGCTGGTCAGGGCTGTGGTACTTACTTCAGGTACACAAGGCCGCTGTCGACGGCCGCACCCCATGCGATCCTGGAGTCCTGGAGGTGTTGCACCTGTGCAAGGGCGTTTGCGACGCCCTCACCGGTGGCAAGGGTGATGACACCCTCCTCCCTCAGTTCACCGAGAAGCTGGGCCGCAGGGACGCCGGTCATGTACTGATCTTCATCAGCTTCCACCAGCCGATCCACGGGCACACCCAGGTTGGCGAGGAGCCGACCGACAATGCAGTCAGGCTCACCGTTCCGGACGTACACGCACTTCGGGTAGCCGTCGTGCTGCTTCACACCCTCATAGACGAAGTCCTCGCCCTCCTGCTCGACGAGAGCCAGCAGGCCCTCACGAACGACGGAGGCGGTAAGGTTGATCGTCATGACGTTGTCCTTCCCCTGAGTCAGACTGGACTCATCAGTACGGGCTGTTACCCGCAGACGCCCCGAAGGGCGTTTCGTCCTTAGTCGTACCACTCACTCTTCACTCGTTCGACCCGCTTACGCAAGTCTCGCCTGCTGTTCCACTCGATCAGCCACCACATGAACGCGATAGCGATCACAGTGCCGATCCCGGTGCCGAGAACGGCGCCGAGGATCATCTTGGCTGTCTGATCCATCAGACCACCTCGAACGTGCTGCTGAACTCCTCGGCGCTGAACCACTTGATGTAGTCGGTGTCGTCGTACAGGACGGCCCGAGAGCCGTCCTTACGGAGTCCTACGGTGACGCCGGTAACGCTGGTGGCGACGTGAAGCACGTTGACCATGATCAGATCTCCTCGTGTGCGATGACAACCGTGACGCCGTCAGCGTCACGCTGGACGTGCATGGCCTGGCCTGTCGTCTTCAGAGAGTGCTCGAATTCGATCAGGTCCACACCGATCAGTCCGGTGTGGTATGCGAGGTGCTCCACCAGGACGAACCTGTTGGTGGCCACTCGGTCACCGTCCACGAGGGTGATCACTGTGTATTGCATGATCTTCTCCTTCATCTCTCGCCCAGCAACAAGGTTGCAGGCTCTGAGACACCGCATAAGCGGTGTCCCTGCGGAGCCAAGAGGCTACAGGTGGGACAGATGGTGTGCGTTCGTACGCTCGGGGGGCGACCCAAAGAGTCTGCCGTTCGTCGTCTCGGGGGCACACCCCCACCTGTAGCCGATGGCTCTTACAGGGAATTGGACTATGTGTGAACCTACTAGACCGCGTTCGGTGTCAGCCGCCTCTGGGGTACACCCTGGAGTCCAGCTGAGCGACGTGGCACATGTCAAGCATGTGCTGACGCCCTAGCGGCGAGCCGTTCAGCTCACACACTGCTCCCTATTGAGTTCTCAAAGATCAGCCCTGGTGTTCTCCGACTCCTGCGGATGCTGTCCCGTCCCCGAGTTATGACCCCGAGTAACGTTCACCGCAGGCCCTCCGGCCTGTTACAGGCTTTCAGGAAGGTCCCACCCAACCCCTGTGAGCGGCTGAGTGCTTCGCCGTATAGGCTAAGCCACCCCTCGCCGGGATCTCGTTCGTTGTGCTGACCCTGACTGTTCCAGAGTCTGTGAGGCTTGTCAAGCCCTGCCCCAGATGGGGTGGCGCCTAGGGCGCTGTGTGTGCGCTTGTGAGCCTCGTTTTAGCCCCGAAGGGTGTCTGGCTCAGTCCCCGCACCAGCGGCCTTTGTGGCCCCAGTGACGCCCTCCGAAGAGGGCGATGGCTCGACTGTCTCACACGTGCTCTGGAGTTGTCTAGGATCTCGGCCCCCGTTCCGGCGGGCCGTCTTGCTGAACACCAGAGACACCCTTTGCACTGGTTCGGTCAAGCATCGCAGGTCAGAGCATGGTTAGGTAGACCTAAGTTTGCAGGTGTGGCACCCCCAGCAAACGCCCAGATTCCCCAAAGAATCATGGGACTGCCAGGTCGGGGCGGGGAGAGGTTGTGCACACCCAGAGATCGTACGTTCTGTACAGAAGTCCGCACATCCAAGGCACGCCTGCCGCGTGCCCTCACAATCCAAGGTCGATCAGCCAAACATCCGTGGATTCTCATGGTGTAGCGGTGTGTTTCCTTCGTTTGCTATCGCACCACAGCCCTACGTGTACGCGTGTGCGCACGTTCCCTATACCTACACGTGTGTGTGGTACAAACCATGGTACAACAATGTCATGACATACACACACCACCATGACAGGACATAGTCCCCCACCCCAAACATGGGCAAACTATCCACATCGTGGACAATCTGTGCCCATACATACACATAGCGTGGCCTATCAGTACATATCACATGATCTCGGAGGATCTCGGCCCATCCTGCCCACACCATCCCCCACCATGCCCATCTGGTGCGCACCATGACCATCCGGACGGATCGGACATGAGGGACGGAGGCCCACGAATCGGACCCGGGGTTGTTAAACCCTGCCACGGGGGTAGTGTGTGAGACCCCCTAGAAATGTGCCATAAAACTTGCCCTACCGTCACGCTCTGTAGACCAAGACCCCGGTCTGTGACTACGCTCCGAAGTAGTTTGGTAAAGGTTTGGTAACGACCCTGTCCGTCAGGCCCGGTCGGCCCCCTCTCTATATATGTAACCATTGAACCTGCGAAGCGGTTCGCTGGAGTCCACTGGAGAGCACCACAGGAGGGCAGCCCTTCAAGGCTGCCCCTACAGTGTCTAACAGTATCTACTAGCCTCTCACTCCGTTCGCGGAACCTCTCCCCGCTGGTCAGCTCCCGGCCCTGTGGCCGGGGAGCGTCAAAGGGTCAAGAGGATCAGGCATAGGAGGACAAGTGGCTAGACCTGTTAACAGGAGTGTCCGTGAGAAGAAGGACACCATCCTCACGTACCTCAGGAACGGTATCCCTGTAGCTAAGGCTATCTCCGACCTGGGTATCACCAAGCAGGCTGTTCAGTACTACCGAGAGTCCGACAAGGACTTCCGAGCTGAGTACAACAGACTCCGTCTCATGGAGACCGCTGGTTCGGAAGCGGGGAAGAAGGACGTACCAGACTTCCCCGAGTTCTGTGAGGAGTACCTGGACACCAAGCTCTTCGGTCACCAGCTTCAGTGGTACGACGTTCTGGAGGGTCGCGAACCACGCGACCTCCACCCGAATCAGATCTACAAGCCGGGTGACCCCGGTATGATCATCGTGAACACTCCTCCGGAGCATGCGAAGTCCACAACCATCACGGTGAACTATACGACGTGGCGGATCTGCCAAGACCCGAACATCCGTATCATCATCGTGTCACAGACCCAGGAGATGGCTAAGCGGTTCCTCCGGGCGATCAAGGATCGTCTCGCCGGTGCGAACCCTGCCTACAAGAAGCTCCAGCACGACTTCGCCCCTGAGGGCGGGTTCGACGCGAACAGCGCGTCGTGGACCGCCGACTCTATCTACGTGAACGCAGAAGCCCGAGACTCCGGTGAGGCTACGCCTACCGTGCAGGCTCTGGGCATGAACGGTCAGATCTACGGTAACCGAGCTGACCTCATCATCCTCGACGACACAGTGACAGGTAAGAACGCTCATGAGTTCGAGAAGCAGATCGACTGGATCCAGCGAGAGGTCATCAACCGGCTTTCGTATCCTGGAGGAGTTCTACTCCTCGTTGGAACGCGCCTTGCGCCAGTCGAACTCTACTCCGAGATCCAGAAGCCAGAGTGGTATGGCCAGGACGAAGAGAGTCCTTGGACCTATCTCACCCAACCAGCCGTACTGGAGTTCGCTGAGTCTCCAGACGACTGGGTTGTTCTCGCACCCGTCACCAACCGACCCCCGGTCTCGCTCGGAGCAAGACGACTGGTGGAGGCGAACGCAGACGGACTCTACCCCTGGCACTCAGGCAGGTCGCTAGCACGACGACGCGCAACGTCGTCGGCCCAGAACTGGAAGATGGTCTACCAGCAGGAGCAGGTGGTTGAAGATGCGATCTTCCCGGCCAACAAGGTGGCAGCTAGTATCGACGGGATGCGAGCTGCTGGACTCATGTCCCCAGGCGCCCCAGGACATCGACCCCACGGCATGGACGGACTCTATGTGGTGGGGGGCTTCGACCCTGCCATCACAGGCCATGCTGCCGCCGTCGTACTTGGCGTTGATCGAATGTCCGGGATGCGGTATGTCCTTGATGTATGGACTGCCCCCAACCAGAAGCCGGACGACCTCTTCGACAAGCTGAAGGACTGGACCGTCAAGTACCACATGCACGAGTGGGTCATCGAGAAGAACGCGATGAACCTGATGGTCACGCAGAACCGTGACCTGAGGAACTTCCTCGGCAGCCGTGGCACGATCCTCAAAGAGCACTTCACAGGCAACAACAAGAACGACGCCGACTTCGGCGTCGCATCGATGAGCATGCTGTTCGACGGTGCGCTGGAGGACAGGGGTCTGATCCGGCTCCCCTCCCGCTCCCAGAACGAGGGCACCAAAGCCCTCGTCGAACAGCTCGTTACCTGGTTCCCCCAGACCAAGGCCAAGCAGGACACGGTGATGGCCCTGTGGTTCGCTGAGACGCGGGCCCGTGAGCTGGTCAACGACATCGAGTCTGTGTTCCACGTCAACAACTCCTACCACTCGGAGAACGACAAGCGCAAGCAAGTGACCATCGATCTGGACTACCTCGGCCAGAACATACAACAAGAATGGTGGCAAACCTGATGCAGTACGTATCCCGTAAGACTCTCGGCTGGCCCGCTTCGGCGGCGCCCAGCCAGACAGACCCCGTCAAGGGGGTGAAGATCCACTACGAAGGTACCTCGGTCCCAGAGGTCGAGCACTCCAAGTGCGACGACCGATGGAAGGCTATCCGAGCATCCCATCTGGCGAACACCGCCGAGGGCTACTCCGATGTCGCCTACAACTGGGCGGTGTGTAACCACGGTGTGATCTTCGAGGGTCGTGGTCTAGGCAAGCGGACCGGAGCCAACGGCTCCCAGCCGCTGAACCGGACCCACTACGCCATCCTCTGGATGGGCGGGACGAAGGGTGTCGTTACCCCCTCGTCTGCGGCTGTGACTGCTATCAAGGAGGTGATCCAGTATCTCCGTGATCACGGCACGGGTAAGGAGATCAAGGGGCACAGAGACGGTTACGCGACCGCCTGCCCTGGAGACGCTCTTTACGCTCTCGTGAAGGCTGGCAAGCTGGAGCCGACCAAGGCTCCGGTCACCGCTAAGCCGAAGCCGGTGTACGCCCCCTTCCCGGGCGCGTCGTACTTCAAGCTGGGACGTCGGTCTGCTCTGATCACAGAGCTGGGCAAGGCTCTCGTCCGGGCTGGCTACAAGGGTTACAAGCAGGGCCCTGGCCCCACGTTCACCGTGGCGGACAAGAGGGCTGTCACCTGGTTCCAGAAGAAGCAGGGATGGAGCGGCTCGGGTGCTGATGGCATCCCCGGCCCCGAAACGTGGAAGCGCCTCAAGGTGGCGCAGCCCAAGTGATTTAGGAGGTGGACATGGCCCTGACGCTGGACAACATCTTTGGTAAGGTCGAATCGCTTCGACGGGCCGCCACTGACAGAGATCAGCGCCATCGTGACGTACACGATGTCCGATGTGGCGACATCGATACTGTCATCCCTGGGTCCATGCCTGAGGCATGGCCCAAGCCTATCGTGGCTAACCTGGTCGACACCGCTGCACGCGACATGGCTGAGGTCATGGGCGTGATGCCCAGCGTGAACTGCACGACCGGGATCATGACGACCAACAAGGCGAAGCAGTTCAACTCCAAGAAGACAAAGATCGCTAACTGGTATCTCAGTGAGTCGAAGCTGTACGCTGGCAAGCAGATCGTGGCATCCGACCACTATCTGACCTACGGCATGGTGATCTACACGATCGAGCCGGACTTCGAGACGATGAGGCCGCACATCCGGGTCGAGAACCCGATGGGCGTCTACCCCGAGTGGGACCTGTTCGGCAGGCTGAAGAGCTACTCCAAGGTCTGGCGTGAAGAGGCTATCCACCTCGTCGCCAAGTTCCCTCACCTCCAGCGAGTGCTGGTGGGCAACAACACCTCTAACCGAGGTGGCCCGGCAGCAGGCTGGGAGGAGCGGGAGATCGAGGTCGTCAAGTACGTTGACGGCGATCAGATCGTGATGTACCTGCCTCAGCACGGCAACCAGGTGATCGACCGGATGGACAACTTCCTCAAGAAGGTGTTCGTCTCGATCGGCAAGCGTCCCGGGTACGACAACGAGATCCGTGGTGCTTTCGACGATGCCATCTGGGTTCAGCTTGCGAAGTCTCGCATGGCTCTGCTCGGCCTTGAGGCTGCGGAGAAGAACACTCGCGCCCCGCTCGCCGTCCCTCGGGACGTGCAGAAGATGACCTTCGGCGACGATGCGATCATCCGTACAGACAATCCCGACAAGGTGATGCGAGTCGGGCTCAATAACAACGTGGCTCCACTACAGGAAGCTCAGATCCTCGAACAGGAGTTGCGCGTAGGAACGCGCACTCCCGAAGCCAGGTCTGGCAACATGGACGCCTCGATCATCACCGGTCGTGGCGTGCAGGCCCTGATGGGCGGATTCAACACGGTGATCACCACCGGCCAGCAGGTCGTGGGTGAGGCCCTGAGGATCGCTATCGGTCTGGCGTTCGAGATGGACGAGATGCTGTGGGGCGAGCACAAGAGGACGATACGTGGAACAGTCCAGGGATCTCCGTTCGAGGAGTCTTACATCCCGAGCAAGGACATCGCCGGAGATTATACGGTCGACGTCACTTATGGTTTCGCTGCGGGACAGGATCCAGCTAGAGCTATCGTGGGGCTGCTGCAGCTCCGAGGAGACCAGCTCATCTCCCGCGACTTCTTCCAGCGACAACTCCCGATGGACATCGATGTAGTCCAGATGCAGCAGCAGATCGACAACGAGCAGTTCACCGACGCTCTCAAGCAGGG